TGGCAGGATACCAAGTTTGCGACTCTTCATCAAGTAAATAACCAGGGCCACCGTTGGCTACAAGATTATCTCTTTGAGCTTGTAGTTCTTCCTCGGTCAAGTCGTAAATAGTCCATTGACGAGTCCACACCCCATAAACTTCTATTGGTGGAGTTACAAGCGCAACTTGATTCTTGCCTAGTTCAGGTTGGTCTTGCCATTCTACTTTTGCAAACGTGCTGGGTAGTGGCTGGTCTGTTGTCCACTCTGGGTGAATCAACTGTATATCGCCTTCATGTAAAGGGAACTCACCGGTATCAAGGTTTAGGTAATCAGACATTAAACAACCACCAAAGATGTAGTCCAAGCTGAAGCAGCGTCAGTCCATGTTGAGGTTGCTTCGGATAAACTTCCTGCTTGGTCAGAATAAGTAGTTGTTGCTGTTGTCCAAGTTGATGTTGCAGCAGCCCAAGAACTTGAAACGTAAACTATTCCAAAAGTAGAATTGCTGTATGTACCAGTTCGTGAACCATCTGATGGAAGTTTTGCAATAAACGCAACAGTTTGATTGGCCGTATTTTTTATTGTGCCACAAACATACATATTTCCTAAAGAGTCAACGTTTATGCTATAACTACCGTCGCTAGGTGTTGAATTAGTATCAGTAATTGTGCGTTGAAATTGAATTGTTCCTGAACTATTCCATTTAGAAATGGAAATTACATTTTGACCAGATGAGTTTTTACCATTTCCAACAACAAATACATTGCTAGATGAATCAACAAAAACACTACGAAGAAAAGTGGAAGGAGTTCCACTAACTACGCCGTAAATATCAGTAAAAGTGTTTTGCCATTGTAAGGTTCCTGAACTATTCCATTTAGAAATAGAACCAATAGTTTGGTTAGCAGAAACAAGACCCGTACCACAAACATACACGTTTGCTGAACTATCAAGGGAAATTCCATAAGCAAAATCGGCTGGGCTTGAATAAGTGTCAGTCAATGACCGTTGCCACTGAATGGTTCCCGATGAATTGTATTTAGAAACTGAAATAGTAGTAAAAGCAGATGAATTATAATTGTTTCCACAAACGTAAAGATTTCCTGAACTGTCAATAGCAATACTTTGAAATAATGCACTTTTGAACTTTGGTGATTGCCCATCATCTAATTTTCTTTGCCATTGAAGAGTTCCCGAACTATTTAATTTGTAAATTAAGTTGAAAGCATTGCCGTTTGCGCCGCAAATATAAATGTTTCCAGAACTGTCAGTAGTTATGCCACAATTATTAACACCAAAACCAGAACTTCCCGTTAATGTTCTTTGCCATTGAAGTGTTCCTGAGTTGTCGTATTTGTAAACTACGCTTAAAGTAAGATTTGCTACATCTTGTCCATAACCACAAACATAAACATAATTAGAACTGTCAACAGTTATAGCCATGTTGTAAGTTAAAGGTGATGAACTAGCATCAGTAATTGTACGTTGCCATTGAATAGTTCCTGATGAATCGTATTTAGAAACAGAGGCAACTGTTGCGTTAAACGAATTATATCCACTTCCACAAACATAAACATTGCCTGATGAATCGGTTGTTATGCCTCTCCCTATGGTGTTATGTGTTGCAGAGTTGTCAGTTAATGTTGCAACCCAATAACTTTGACCTAATGATATGGTACTAAACAATCCCTCAGCTCTAGCGGAGTCACCAGCAAACGTTGTGGCTAACGGCATACTAGAACTTTGTTTGACCTAGAAGTAGCACCCAAGTAGAAGCACCGGTGCAGATAACTGTGAAAGTGTACGAGTCGTAGTTTGATGCGTTGGCTGCGGTAAAAGCGGTTCCACCCTGATACCACGTTTGTATACCGTTGTTGGTTGCGCCTTGTGCTGGGAGTACGCTTGATGAAGCACCAGCCTGAACTCCGTTAATTGTTACGTTCTTAGGCAGGTAAGCCGTTGCACCATTGTTCACGAGTGCAGCAAATGTAACCGAACGACCAGCAGTAGTGGGTGCGTTGGTTATGTCAACGGTGTAGGTTGCCGTTGGGTTTCCGGTGTAGAGGAAGAAGGAGGCCGTTGCAGCGTTAAGAGCTGCTGACGTTGATCCGCTCAAAGCCGTTGCAGAAGTGCTGACCGTTTCAAAAGGTGCGGTAAGGACACCGTTGGTTGTCAATGGCCCCTGCGCCCCCTGCGCCCCCTGAGCCCCAGCGCCTCCCTGAACTCCTTGGCTTCCCTGTGGCCCTTGGACAATGGCGTCCCAAGCACTTGTACCTGTGTTGTATATGCGTGGTGTAGTCATTATTTAACCTTAAAAAGTTTAGTATACATTAGGCGGTTTTAACTGCGACTATTCCAGTAACAGAAATTGTTCCAGTAAATTGATCAAAGGCTTGTATGCTTGTAATTCCAGGAGACATATAAAAGTTTAAATAAACAGTAGTTGTAGAAGCAAGAACAATACTGCAAGTAAAAGTGGTTTGAACACCGTATCCAAGAGAGTTTCCAAAATTGCTTGCACCATAATAAGCCCCAGTAGAACTTGCGCTTGTTGTACCTATCCATGTTGTTATTTGAGGATTAGAGCCTGGAGAGTTTAAAGCATTAGAAACATTAGAAGTAATTAACCAAGTTCCAGCAGTTAAAGAAACAGAAGTTACATTAGAAATTACTCCGTTAGTAGTATTTATATTTGAACTTATATAACTTTTTACCGTAGTTCCAGGAGCGCCACCACTAAAAGTTGTTGGAGTCCAAGAACTTGTTCCTGAATTGTATTGCAAAACTTGGTTACTTGTAGGGGCTGTTGATGAAATGTTTACATTTTGCAAAGCCGTAGCGTTTGCACCAAGAGCAGTTGTTGAGGTGTCAAGCCAGAGGACAGCAGTGTTAGCCGGTGCGGTTGATTGCTGGACTACGCCAGTTGTTCCTTGGTTGCCTTGCGTACCTTGTGGGCCCTGGCTTCCAGTTGTTCCTTGAGCACCTGTGCTACCTTGAGTTCCAGTAGAACCCTGCGCTCCAGTAGAACCCTGCGCACCATTAGTTCCATTAGAACCCTGGAATCCTTGAGCACCCTGAGCACCACCGGAACCTTGTGCGCCCTGTGCTCCGTTAGTACCGTTAGTTCCAGCAGAACCTTGGAATCCTTGAGCACCCTGTGCACCACCAGAACCTTGAGCGCCCTGACTACCCTGCGTACCCTGAGCACCGTTAGAGCCTTGTGGGCCTTGTGCCCCAGTTGCTCCAGTGCTACCTTGAGCACCAGTAGAACCTTGTGAACCCGTAGAACCCTGTGCGCCTGTTACACCCTGGAAACCTTGAGTACCCTGTGCTCCTGTTGAGCCTTGGCTACCTGTCGCTCCTTGGGCACCAGTGGCTCCCTGTGAGCCTGTAGCGCCTTGTGAACCAGTGTTACCTGTGTTACCCTGGGCACCAGTAGTACCAGTTGTTCCTTGAGCTCCAGTAGAACCTTGGTTGCCTTGAAAGCCTTGTGACCCTGTAGTTCCCTGTGCCCCTGCGGTTCCCTGAAATCCTTGATAGCCTTGTGCACCCTGAGAACCCGTTGTACCTTGTGAACCTGTAGAACCTTGTGAACCAGTGGCACCTTGTGCACCTGTGGCACCTTGGTAACCTTGGAAGCCTTGTGAGCCAGTCGCACCTTGTGAACCAGTAGCACCCTGAGCACCGGTAGAACCTTGTGCTCCTGTACTTCCTTGAGGTCCAGTAAAACCTTGTACACCTTGTGAACCAGTTGCGCCTTGAACTCCTTGGTAACCTTGTGTACCCTGCGGTCCAGTAAATCCTTGGTTGCCTTGGAAACCCTGATTACCCTGAGAACCCTGTACACCTTGATAGCCTTGTGCTCCTTGAGAACCCGTTGTACCTTGTGAACCTGTAGAACCTTGCGTACCTTGTGTGCCCTGTGAACCAGTTAAACCTTGCGCTCCAGTTGAACCCTGTGCTCCGTTAGTACCGTTAGTTCCAGCAGAACCTTGAAAGCCCTGGTTTCCTTGTGTTCCCTGTACACCTTGGTTACCCTGTGGTCCGACCTGAGTGTAAAGAACTTGGCTAAAAGCACAGTTAAAAGAAGCAGAGACAGGGCGTGCTGGGCTTGTAGCGGCAGCAGTAGAAAGCAACTGTACGCCAGCGTCAGATGCCCACCAGTAAAATTGAATTTGGTCACCAGCAGAAATGTTTGTGGTGTCCATAATGGTACCAATAACTTGCGACGTTTTAGGGATTGTTATAGTAAAACCAGAAGCAGTTTGAATAACACCGTTTTTGGCATACCACATTGTCACGTCAGCGGTAGAACCACCACCTGGGTGGTAAAATTGATACTCAGCAGTAAATGAGTACGTACCAGCGTATGAGAACTGTACAATGCTGGTATTAGGTCGTGTGATACCACTGGCTACGTCTGTAGTGTTGATAGTAACAACGTTGGCTGTAGTCGTTCCACCACTGCTTTGAGTTGTGGTGTCGTAGAAGTTACCATAGTAACCTAGTGCTCCACCGGCTCCAGTAATACCTTGGTACCCTTGGTAACCTTGGTTACCTTGGATGCCCTGCGTTCCTTGAAAACCTTGATTACCTTGATAACCTTGGTTTCCTTGTGCACCAGTATTACCTACAATGCCTTGGAAACCTTGGTTACCCTGGTATCCCTGATTACCCTGAAAGCCTTGATTGCCCTGGTATCCCTGGTTGCCCTGTGCGCCAGTTACACCAGTGTTACCTTGGAAACCTTGATTACCTTGCGTGCCTTGTGTGCCTTGACTACCCTGAGCACCAGTGTTGCCTGTAAGCCCTTGGTTACCTTGACTACCTTGAGTACCCTGTGAACCTGTTGCTCCCTGTACACCCTGCGTTCCAGTGTTACCTGTAAATCCTTGAAAACCCTGAGTACCCTGTAATCCCTGTGTGCCCTGGTATCCCTGCGTGCCTTGGGAACCTTGGTTACCCTGGACTCCCTGGAATCCCTGATTACCCTGTGAGCCAGTTACACCAGTGTTACCTTGAAAACCTTGATTACCTTGGTTACCTTGATTACCTTGCGCTCCCTGGGCACCAGTGTTGCCTGTAAACCCTTGGTTACCTTGATAGCCTTGGTATCCCTGTGAACCGGTTGCACCTTGTACACCCTGCGCTCCGGTGTTACCTGTAAGCCCTTGAAAACCCTGAGTTCCTTGTGTGCCCTGTACGCCCTGCGTACCCTGTGTGCCTTGATTACCCTGTGTGCCCTGGTATCCCTGATTACCTTGAAAACCTTGATTTCCCTGGTATCCCTGATTGCCCTGTGCGCCAGTCGAGCCTTGTGCACCGGTAGCTCCAGTAGAACCAGTAGAACCTTGGTATCCCTGGTTACCCTGTGATCCTTGCGCACCAGCAGCAGAAATCTGTAGCCAGTACGTTGTGTTAGTAGGTAGTGTGCCTACGGGTGTAGAAGCGGCGATGTCAACGTAAGTACTACCTTGGTAGGTTACAATGTCACGCTGGTTGTAAGTAGCGGTGTTGCTCCATGGTCCCTTAAGAACTGGTGCCGCAGCCTGTGTTCCTTGATAACCTTGGTATCCCTGGTTACCTTGATAACCTTGTGTACCTTGATATCCTTGGTTGCCTTGAAAACCTTGCACGCCTTGGAAACCTTGATTTCCTTGCGTTCCCTGAAAACCTTGAGTTCCAGTGTCTCCCTTGATTTGAGTCAGCGAATCGTCAAATGACCAGTACCATTTAGCAGTTGTAGAACCGATTGGGTACTGAACACCGATGTAATAGTTAACCGCAGCAGTTACGGTAAGTTCCCATTGCCCTGGGCCACCCCATTGTGTTCCGGTGGTGGCAGGTCCGAAGTAGTCAGTTCCGAGAGTAAGACCAGTAGGTGCAGCTTGACCTGCTGTAGGTGGAGAGGTGAATAGAGATGCCTTGTACGCATAGACACCAGCGCCGTTAAGAAATCCCGAAGGACCTGCAACTGTACCCGATAGCAGGTAATTAGTCATTAAACAGTTTCTCCTGCGTTAACAGCAGCCTGGGCTGCATCGTATCTAGCACCTACCTTGGCGTCGCCACCAAGATTCATGCCAGTCTCAATTTCCCACTTAGACCCTGCTCGCTTCTCTAACGAAGCAGCGCCTTTGACGGACTTAGGTTGCACTCCGTCTTTACGTAGACGCTTGTAGGCAGCAACGTCCTTGTGCATTATTGCGGTGTTCTTTTCAATCGAAGCGGCTTCTGATCGTGTAGGCATAGAAGAAGCAGCAACAGAGACAGTCGCAGCCTTACAGCCGAAACAGTCCTCTGGGTGAAGTCCAACGTTGTGTGGTGTTGCGGTCATGAAATACAAGCTCCGTATCCTGCGTTAGTCAAATCCGTGGCCTCTGCCGCGGTAACATAACATGAGTTCATGTATACTTTAGCAACGTATGGGTTTTGGCTCACGTTACTTACAGTCTTAACTGGTGGCTTAGCTTCGTAGTCAATGTAGTAAGACGTGGAGTATGGTGCTTCTGGATTCCAAGGGTTGTAAGGATACGGAATGTTCGTGTTGGAGTTTTCCGGCGTAGCCGTGTCCTGAACGAACGTACCGTCCGATAATTTAAAGACTAAGACGTAACGTGGCCTGTTAGGGAAGTAACGCCATAACCTACGCTCCAAGCCCTTCGAGTCGGGCAGGATCGGTGGGTTGTCTTTTACCTTTGGCGGTGTAAAAGTAGGCACGAAAGCCTACTTAGTCTGGTTCTTACGTCCAGTAGCACCAATTTGTTCAGCAACAACAGCGTCGTGGATACGAGCGCCACCAGCGGTCTGGTACTCAGAAGGAGCAGTAATAGGCATGCCTACTGGCTTGTTCACACGGCTACCACCATTGATACTTTCCTCAAGAAGGGTTGTAGGGCGGAAGTCAACGTACTCAACAACTGCGTCTTTACCTGCATCTGGGCTAAACATTGCGTCATACTTGCTAGTCATTAGATGTCTCCGTAGGTCTTGTAGGTAACTACTTCAGGTGCGTCTGAGTATGGAGCGTGCTCAACTGGTGTAATGCCACCAACAACTGGTGTGCCCTTAACGCCACGAGCGGTGTTAGTTTCAACGCCACGTAGAGTAGGTCCGTTAGTTGTAGTAGAAGTTATGGCTGGAGTAATAAATCCTGTGTCCATGCTGTTAGCAGTAGTTCCGCGAAGAAACTCTGAACCAACTTCTTTGAATGATGCGCGTGATTCCATTGTTATAGCCTCGAATCGGTCATGTCACAGCAACCGCAACAGCAAGGTTCTGATGTTTCACCTTGCACTGCTGTAGCGTTGTTGCGAGCTGCGCGTGTTGCGCGGTTTGCTAGGGGTGTTCCTGCTGGGTTTGCGGATTCTGGTCCACGTACCAAGCCAAGTCCTGTAGGTACTGTCATTTGAGTTTTTCCTCGCTAGTGTGTTGATCCTTGAGAGAAACGAGGTTGCCGTGGAGATCGGTTAACCGACCACAGACGAGACATTGAATCTCATCCAAGCAAGCCTGTACGTCCCTGCTATTGCAGTTCTTACAAGCTGTGGGCCACGACAACGCTCGTTCCTCTCTAGAATCTAATTGACTACTGGACTAAGCCAGTGGTGAGCCGGACTCACCGAGGTCAACTGCTGGGTTAAAAGTAGTTCCAGTTCCAGGTGTGGCTGAAATGTCGCCACCTAGGAGTGAACTTGACTCAATGCGGACAACCGCTGCCTGACGGAAGATACCGTAAGCACCAAGCCAGTACCATCCCATTGGGACGAAACGGCGTAGACGGTCAACTACTGGACCAGGTACAACGTGTGGGTACGCACCGTTACCATCAACGTATGAGTGAGCCTTGGCAAGAGCCTGGCGACCAACGATGAGAGTTCCGTAAACGTTTGTTGAAGATGCACCAGCACCCTGGAATACAGGAGCACGTGGTGTTTCAATCCAACGAACACCTTCGTAAGCACCGAGTTCACCATTCCAGATTTCGCCTGGCTGTGAGTAAACGTGTGGTGCACGCCATCCCTGAATGTTTGAACCAGAAACAGTTTCGCCTTGAAGGTCTGAAACGAGGTCTGGGTGGATGTAACCAACGTACATTCCGCCGAATGTTGGTACGTTCTGTGAACGCAAACGAGCACGAGCAACACGGATGTCAAGTGATGACAATGTGTTTGCTGCTGCTACACCGGCACGAGTAGTAACGCTTGACTGAAGTGCTGTTGCACCCAAGCCTGATGCGTACTGTACGTTTGTTCCGCTGTCAAGTGCTGCACGAGCGATTGTGTCAATTGAAACACCAGCGTTGTATCCAACTACGTTGGCAACGATTGGGTCAATGTCCACGAAGCTTGTACCGCGAAGCTTAGCAGTGGTAAGAACGCCGTTACCGTATTCTGCAAGAGTCAGTGCAACCACTGAGTCTGACATTGCTACGGTTGTGATGTCTGTTGTTTCTGTAAGTGCTGTTGTTGAAATCGGTAGGTCGTTAACAATTGTGAACTGTACCGAAGCACCTGGCATTGACTGTGCAGTAGGCTGAACGTCTGCTACAGCGTCAAAGTAAAGCTCAGGACGTAGAGCAAAGTATGCCATACGGTCATAAGCGGCCTTCGAGAAGTCAAGGGTTGACTGTCCCGTTGGGTTGTCTGAGTAGCCATCAATAGCCATTTCAAACTCCTTTTCTAGTTAGTGTGTTTTGATTAACGCACGTTCCTAGAAGTCCAGACACCCAGTTTTTCATACTGTTGTTCTGTTACGATCTTCATGGCTTCTTCGGGACTTGTTGCCTCTTGAATACGGGCTAGGAATTCCTGACCTAAGTCTGGTCCTACGCCTGACGTACCAATAGTCGCACCTTGGGCACGACGTAAAGCCTCAAGTTCCGGATCGTTAGCAGGGGCTTCAGGTGTGGTTTCCTGATTAGATGAAAGGATGCCGTATTCTTCAGCCATCTTCCGGATTGCGTCTACTGACGCTTCTCCATCGTATGCTTTACGAAGTAATGCACCTGCACCTGTCTCTGGGATTCCAGCCTTGGTGAATTGGAATTCAAGCTTTTGCTTTTCCAGTTCTGCCTTTGCTGCTTCAAGTTCCTTACGGGCTTTGTCACCTTCACGCAACTGACGCCTAATGTTAGGGTCTAGTGGCTGACTGTTGGTTTCCTGCTCGTCAAGTTCGTTGTCGAATTCGGACATGTTGATCGCTCCTTCTAGGTACGCGCTTTATTCAGAGGTAAATAAAACGGATAAATTTGTTTGCACTATACGCACTTAGGGACGTGCTCCCCACCAAGCGGTTTAGTTGTCTAGCTCGCCCACGATCAATGGGGCCAAACACCTAACGTAATTGTAGCACATTATGTACGTGCAGAGCCAAGACCCGTAACACCCTTATTAGATGCTTCGTATCCACCACCCTTTTCAAAGGGGGCTGCCTTGGCTTGTTCGGCCAACTGTACTTCTCTTTGGGCTACTTTAAGGTCAGTGCCCCCAAAACCGGCTATTTGACTTCCAATTAAAGTATTGGTGTCTACGGTAGGGGCAGTGGCTCCAGGGAGCGCCCTGGTCAAATTAACGTCCTTAGAGGCCGTTTGAAGCGCTGTCTGTGCCTTACCTAGGGTAAACTGGCTGTACGGGTCAGAAGCGGTTCCTGTGGCACCAGCAACCCTAACCATCTCAGCAAGTTGCTTAGCCTGGTCAGATGAGAAGTCTTGGAGTCCAGCGGCTTGGGCTGTGTTCTGTAGGTTGGCTGAAATTGCCTGACGAGCAATGACTGGTTCTGCTTTTGCTGGGTCTAGGAAGTAGGCCAAAAGCCCACCATGACCGACACCATGCTCTTGCATAAACTGGTTCTGGATGTTCTGTGGAAGCGCTGCTACGGCGTTATAGCCTTCAGCAATACGACGGCTGAACTCTGCTGGGGATACCTGTCCACCAATTAACTTGCCAATTTCTGCCTTAGTAAAGAAAGCGTCTGGAAGTCCAGCGGCCTGAGCTGTGTTCATCATTGCCTGACTAGCAGCCAAGTACTGTGCTTCAGTCATTTGCTGAGCAGCGGTCTTGTTGTGCTCAACCAAACCTTTAAAAGAATCCTTGTATTCATTTGTGGTGCGAATCATGTTCATCAACTCTTTAGCATTGGTAATGTTCTTTTTAAAAACAGCATCATCAATAAGTGGCTGTAAATTAGAAAGTCCTAATTGGTCAAGTGTTTGCTTAAGGTTTGAATCAGCATTAATCTTGGATGATGATGTAGCCGTGGCGTTAGCATATGCCTGAAATTGCTGACCTTCAATTTGAAGCGTCTGAAGTTGTAATTTCTGTGCTGAACTTAAGCCGGAACCAGTAAAGTCGTATGTCTTTGGGTCTACCTTGCTGAAATCTCCACCAAACTGGTTGGCGGCTCCCATCAAAGCACCTACATTTTTCAGAACTGTCTTGTGGTCTTTGGTGTCTGGTTTGAAGAAGTACGAGCCATCAATACCATAAGGCTTAAGGAAGTCGTTAACTAATTGCTTGCCTTTAGCGACACCTCCGCCCTTGCCCGTCATGCCCATGGCGTAAACAGCATTAAGAAGTTCAGTAGCAGTTGGGTTGTTACCAGCGTATGTTCCAACAACAGTGGTGCCATTAGGCAACGTGTAACCCATAGAGTTTGCTACATTGGCGTACTGACCTGTTAAACTTGTGCCAGGGGTTGTTGTGGTTGTAGTTGGGCCACCAACTTTTTTGGTTGACGCGGCACCTAAAGCCTTTGCTTCAGCGTCGGCTACTGCCTGACTAGGGCCAGTAACGGTTACGGTCTTTTTAGTAACTGCGTCGTAATACGTTGCCTTATAAGTAGCCATTACATCGCTCCTT